TTCAATTAGAGCAAACTTGAAAGGTACTACTGAAAAAGTAGGTTTTGTAACAAACGATATTTATTTACAGGATTTGAGTTGTGGATTTGACCCATCAGGTACAACTACACAATCATTGGTTACTGTAGATTTATGTAATAAAAAATTAAATCAGACACTTTGTCCATACTCTTTGTATGATACTTACTTGTCTCAATCTTTATCAAATGCGAATTTCCAAGAGACAGTTCCATTTGAAGAGGTAATCTTAACAGATATTTCTAACAGAATTGCTAACCAAGTTGAAAAGCAATTGTGGCAGAACACCACTACTACTGGTGGAACTTATGGTTCGGCATGTTTTGCGGGCGTAGGACAACTCGTAACCAGCGGAAACGGTGCTACTCAAATCGCATATAGCGCAGCTACTCCGTCTAATGGACTTGATGTCTTTACAACTATCTACCAAAACATTCCAGCGAATGTATTACATTTGGATGACCTTGTGATTTTTACATCATACTCTAACTACAGAGGTTTGGTTGCTTCTATGAGAAACAACTCATTTGTAAACTTGTTTACAATGGATACTGCAGGTTCTACCAGCGGTGAAGATTGGGCATTGATGTTACCTGGCTCAAATGTTAAAGTTATCCCAACTGTAGGTTTGGATGGTGTTAACGCATACTACGCAGGTCCTGCTTCTTACTACATGGTTGGTATGAACGCTGAAATGCAGACAATTAAAGCAATCTACGACCCATTTGAGGACATCGTGAAGATTAACGCGCATGTTACTTATGGTTTAGGTATTTTTGATGTAGCGTCTTTCTGCTTGTGTAAATAATCATTAGTGTTTCTGTTTGGTTGTTTCTCCTTTCTATTACCATACAAAGTTAAGGAAAGTAATTGGAACAACCAAACAAACACATAAAATAAACTAAAAAAAATATAAAATAGAAAATTATGGCAGCATGTTATATTTCAACTGGTTATACTTTGGATTGCAGGACGTCCTCTACAGGAGGCATCAAGACCATGTGGGTGCTTGGTGGGTCGGGCAATACCATCACAGGATACACAGTTACAAATTCACAGGTTACAGCAATCGGTGGAACAGGTACTTGGTTCAAGTTTGAATTACCAAAACAATCAGGTTCTTTGAGTGAAACTTTGGGTGTAAACACTACATCTCAATCTGTTACTTTCCAACCTGAAATTATTGTAAACTTACCAAAGTTGAACACAACTTTAAGAGATACTTTCGTAGATTTAGTATCACAGAATGAAATCTACGCTTTGATTGAAGATAACAACAATCGTTATTGGTTGGTATTCTTGGATAATGGTGGTTTAGTTACTGCTGGTTCATTGAATACAGGTCAGGCATACACCGACTTGAACGGAGCAACCGCTCTTACTATGACTGGTGGAGAACCAACATCTATCCGTGAGGTTAAGATTACAACTACCATCGCAGCAGTATTCACTACTGGTGGTTTCACATTCCAATCATAAAAAAAACACAAGATATAAGGGGAGATAAAAACTCCCCTTTTGTCTTTAAGCCTGATATATTTATTATAATATGCCACCAAATCCGTATAGAAGACAACCCAACATCAATGATATGATGTATCCAAAAGGGTCAAAACAGCCAAGACAAGTGTGGGCTGCTGTAATGAATGTGTATAAAGAACCACCTTCAACAACACCAACAACTCCAACACCTACTCCAAGTGTTACTGCCAGTCCTACTGTTACACCAACACAGACACAATCAGGGACACCACAGGTTACAAGTACACCTACAACCACTCCAAGTGGAACTCCGTCAATTAGTCCAACACAAACTTTAACACCTACACCAACAGTAACTCCATCAAGACCCGCATCAGGAACAACTGAAGCGAATACCTACTTGGCAGCAGTTACATCAAATGGTGGAACAGGTTTAACATCAACAATATCAGCAGCAACTGTAACATTATTCACATCACTTGTTAGTAATGGACTTTATAGTAAAATGTTAGCGATGTATCCATTGATAGGTGGTGTTGCTAATTCTGCTAAATTAAACGCTGTTAATCTTGGAACTTATGATATTACTTGGAACGGGGGTATGAGATTCAATGTAACAGGAGCAACAGGTAATGGGTCAAATGCCTATGGTTCAACAGGAATTGATTTTGCCACTTTAACATCATATTTTACAAATGGTGCTTTTGGTGTTTATTTCAATAGTTCTTTAACTGGTGCTAATCAATTTCCAATGGGTGCTCTTGGTGCATCATCAAGAACATCTTTAGGTGGTGTAACAAATGGTGTGTTAATGGATTGGGGTTGTTTACCAAATCCTGGTGGTTTTGGAAGAGTAACGGTTACAACAACACCAACAGGTTTGTATATTGCTTCATCAACAGGAACTACATTAAACAGAGTATTAGTTAATGGTTCAACTGTTTATACAGGAATAAACCCTACAAAAAATACACCAGGTGGTGTAATGGAATTATTTAGAAGGTCAGACCCTATCTATTATAATGGAACAAATACATTTGCGTTTGTATCAAGTGCTTTAACACCAGCAGAACAAACTACCTTATCAACAATAATAAACACATATCAAACCTCATTAGGTAGAAATACATATTAAGATGAAAGTAGTATTATTAACAATAGATGAAAAGAATAGTTTGGTTGGGGAATTAGTCCAACAAGATTGGTACTTTTATCCAGTCCAAGATTGTAATGGGAATTGGATTATATCCACAGAAGAAGTAGATAATTCTATTTATCCACAACACGATTGGATAAAGTCAATGCCTTTAATTGATTGGTGCCAACCACCACAACCAGAACCATAATCTATGTATAAAGTTGGGGATATAGCCTTTGATGAATATTATGTTAAAAGTGTTGAATTGGAATTAGACAGTTGTGATTTAACAATAAAGGTTATATTTCATAAAGATAAAATTGAAAGAGAAAGACACTACAAGATACAAACAGATTGTAATGTTGATATAAATGAATTGATTAAAAACTTGGGTGATATAATAAAAGATGAGTAGAATATTTTATAGAAAAAAGTTTAGTGATTATCTTGGTGAACAAAGAGCCATAGATGATATTGTTACATTCTTTACACAAGATATTGCACCTACACCTACGCCTACTCCTGTAACACCTACACCTACGCCTACTCCTGTAACACCTACACCTACTCCAAGTATTACACCGACTAACACACCAATTCCTGTAACCCCAACGAACACTCCTACGACCACCACAACCCCTACGGTGACTCCTACGACAACGAATACTCCAAGTGTAACCCCAACGAACACACCTACAAATACTCCAAGTGTAACGAATACATCTACACCGACTCCGTCTGTAACTCAAACGGTTACACCAACTAAAACATCAGGTGTAACACCGACTCCGACACCTACGAATACAAACACACCTACAAATACAGGTTCACCTACACCTACACCAACCTTAACTCCATCATCAACTCCACCACCTGATATTTTATGTGGTATTAAAGCGGAAGATGGAAATTATATCTTGGCTGAAGATGGAAACAATTTAATTGCTAATGGTTCTGGTTGTGAACGCTCGGTTGTTTATGGAAGTAATTATAGTTATGGTACATCAAATACTGTATTTAGTAATGGAATGTCCTTTGGTGATGGATATGCTGTTGTAACTGTTGCCGCTGTTAGTTCAGTAGGAGCATTACCTGTATCAACAACGATAAATGGAGTTCCAATGAGTTTATTAGCACAATCATCATTAGGTAATACTATATCAGCAATATATGGATTACAATTTAGTGGTGGATTAGTATCAGTTGTTACTACATTTTCGGGAACTGTAACAAGATTGTTAAGAACGAATTTAACTTGTTATAATTTAATTTCAACAACTCCAAAAGCAACCATTCAAGTATCATCAACGACAAGTGGTGTAACAGGAAATTATCCAAGTGTTACATTGGACGATATAATTATTTCATCAAACGCTGGTGATGTTAGTGCAAAAAGTACTATTTGGACAAACAACACTGAAGTGTTTGACTATAGTATTGCTGCTGGATTATCAGGGTCACTTGCGGCAAATGTAACTCCATTATCAGGTTCAGTGAACATAACATCAACATTAGCCGCAGCACCTACCACAGCACAAACAATGGTATCGGTGTTGTTAAATTAACAAAAATAAAAAATTAAAAAAATAAAAGAAATATGAGTGTATACATTTCAAGTTTACCAGTCTATACAGGCACCGCTGCTGATTTAAGATGGTTCATAATGAATAACAGCGGTGAAACAACAACCTACAAATATAGTGGATTTTCAAGTCCATTTAAGTCAGTTGGAACAAATAATAGAATAATAAATGCTTGGGACTTACCAAGTAGTGTTACTGGTGATTACTCTATGATATTAGGGGGTAATGGAAATACAGTAGGAAGTGGTAATTATAATATCATCATAAACGGACAAGGGGCAACTAATAATGGTTCTGCGAATTGTGCTATTATTGGTGGATTAGGTGGAAACATTACTGATGGTTTTGGTAATGGTATATTCGCTGGTTCGGGTGTTGTTGGTGGAAACTGGAGTGCTCAAGTTGGGGGATATAATAACACTATTGGTGGTGTATTCAACGATAGATGTTTTATGGGTGCAGGTGGAAACAATACTATTGGTAATTCACCAAATAGTGCTTTAGTTGGAGCATATAACACTACTTTAACATCAGGTGCTATTGTATTCGTTGGTGGAACACAAGATAATACAATTACACAAGCAGGATATACCTACGCTCTTGTTGGTGGTGGATATAATACCATAAATCAAGGTAATCAAGGGGCTGGTAATGGTGCGTATTCATCTTATTTTTGTACTGATACAACACTCAATAGTGGTGGAGCATCACAAAATACTTTTTTTGGTTCAAGAAATTGTAGTTTAGTTGGTTATGGAAAACATAACCATATAACAAACTCTTACAATTCAACAATTACTAACTCCATTGTTGATGATACAAATACGCAGTGGTTTAACAAAATTGATAGTTCATCTGCTTCAACAATTACCACATCTAAAAAATCACAAATATTAGGTGGTGAAAATAATACAATATTAAATAAAGAAAATGTTGTAATGATTGGTACAAGTGGTAGAACGGCAACTGCTGACTACACAACTTATGTTGAAAACTTACACACTTATAGAACACCATCAACACAAGTTCAACCAGTATCATCAGGTACAACCTTTACTTGTAATCTAAATAATGGTGCTAAATCACAATTCTACATTACAGGAACATCTACAATCAACATTACCAATGTTAGAGATGGTGCTTCATTTATGATTAAAACACAAACTGACGGAAACCACACTATGACTTGGACTGCTACAGGATACACATTTGTATTCACAGGTGGACTTAAAGACCCTGGAAACAATGTAACAGACATCTTTGTATTTGAGGTATTTGGTAGTGTAATTTACGGAAATAGAAGGCATAATTATTCATAAGAAAAAAAAATAGAAACTATGGTATATGTAAATCAAGGTGAGTATAATGAACCAGCGGTGGTATGTAGTAGGAATAAAACCCTACCTAATCCTACTTATCTTTGGTCTATGTATCATAAACTCTCGGGAAGGGTATGGAGATTTATTCCATATAGAATACCACCGAGTGTATCATACTCACCTGCCTATGATTTATTTGGTGTTACGATTGATGATAGTATCCCTGAAAGTTTAACAGGAAATACTACTCCTACATCTTGTAATGTCCATCTTATACCGGGAGAATATTATTGTAAGATATACGAACAAGTATCTACAACAAATCTAAATCCTGCCTTATCTTATGATGTAGTATATGAAACCATATTTAATGTGGTGGGAATAAATCAAAACATACCTGTTTCATACAGCGGAACAAGTGATGTATTTATTATTTACAACGAGAATAATGATTAAAATAGATAAATTAAACTTTTCAATAGACGATATTTCCACAAGATTTATTGAGAAAGTAAATCGCAACGAGTATTTTGTGAGGTGGGGCTTGGATAATATGGAAATTGAGAGATGGTATGACTATGCTGATTTCTCACCAATACACTCCGCTTGTATCCGTTCCAAAGTAGATAATGCTTCAGGTAGAGGATTTACAAATGACTACAAAATCAATAACAAAGAAAGCCTAAATGATGTTGTTAAACAGATGTTTTGGGAGTTTTTGGTGGGTGGAAATCTTTTTTTAGAAATTATTTGGAAAAATAACAGGGCAGATGGTATTAGTGGTTTTCACATTATTCCATCAAAGTTTATGAGAGCCAAAGCACCAAAAGAAGGTGAGATTAGAAGTGATGGTTGGTTGTATTGTAATGATTGGGTAAATTGGAGAAAGGTAGGAGTAATTGAGTTCGCAGATTTTGACCCAAAGAACTTTACTGATAGACAAATTATCCACATTAAACAATATCAACCAGGTTATTTATTTTATGGAGTTCCTGATTACTTATCATCAATTTTAGATATTAGATTATCAAGGGCTATTTCAGCGTTCAATTTGAGTAATATTTCCAACGGAGCAAGTCCTTCTATGTGGGTTCATTTTCCAACAGAGGCTCCCGACAGCCAAAACGACCAAGAGGACATTTTAAGACGCTTGGAGGAAAGATATAGGGGAAGTAATAACGCAGGTAGGATTATGGTAAGTTATGGTGGTGAAGGGGGAAAACCTGAAATCACACAAATTACTCCAACTATGGCTACAGGTGGTTATGCCGAGATATTCGCATTGGTAAGGGAAAACATCTTGGCAGGTCATAAAGTGGTTGATGGTTCAATAATCGGTTTGCCATCACCAACAGGTTTTAATTCATCAGCAGAACAATTGGAAACCACATATAAGTTATTTATGAATACTTGTGTAAAACCATTACAAGAGTTCCTTTTAAGAGAAATTAAACCGGTAGTTGAACTTATTTATCCTAATGAGGATATAACATTAGAAATAGAACAAAACCAAATACTATAATGATATACAACGTTTTACTTATTAGTGAGGACAAGCTGAAAGCGAATACTCCAATCAACGAAAATGTGGATACACAAGAGTTGAGATTTTCAATTCAACAGGCTCAACAGATTTTCATACAGGAAAGTTTGGGAACAAATCTGTATGAATACATTTTAGGTTTGGTAAGTAATGGTGATATTGATGACCCAAGTAAAATCCACTACAAAGAGTTATTAAATAACTTTATTCAACCTACTCTTATATCTTATGCTTATTATTTGGCATTAGACAATTTTTATATTAAGTTTGTAAATATTGGTCTTCAACAAATGCGTAGCGAACAGGGTAATCCTGTTTCTATTAAAGATTTGGTTTATCTTAAAAACAACGCAAGAGATAATGCGCAGTTTAACGACAACCTATTAAGGAGACACCTTGTATTCAATAACCAAAACTTTCCTCAATATACTCTTACAACAAACAACGGACAACTTATTCCCGAGTTTGGTGGAGCATTCAAATCACCTATCACTTTACCACCTGCTGGTAATGGAGGTAGAATAGTTGGTGGTGGAAACTATGGTGCCGGTAT